CTTGCTCAATAAATGCTTTTATTGGTTTGCCATACATCACAGACATATTTTCGTCAATCGGATCCAGCCTTGGTGCTTCGTCAGGCTTCCTAAGAATCTCATCAATATTTGGGATCCTGATCGCCTCATACATTCGCTTGTAAGCATTATACATATCATGCATTTCAGGAGCTGACTGCGCCATCTGCAATATAGCTTGAGCTTGTGCAATGCGCTGGGCAGAACTAAAGATGTTGGGGTCACTAACTGGGAGAATGTCAATGCGATCATTAAAGTCAGCAGCAAATATTTCAGAACTGCTGCCTATCAATGAAAACGTAAACTGCTCAGGCAAGTTCTCGGCATTCAAGTCTGCTAGGAGCTTGAACTCTTGGCCTTGAGCATAATGCAATCTCTTGTGAATCGCTGAGAAGGCTTTTGAACCTTGCTCAATAAGTGCGACTGTGGAGCCAACAGGTGCATTTGGATTTACGTCCCCAACATTCAAGTCAGCAGTGCTGGCGAACCTTTGCCCTGCCTGAACAATAAAGCCAAGTAAATTAAACAACGATTGGCTTGGCTCTTTGAATGGCAGAGGCATAATCGCTTTGTTGACATCGTCAACTGTTGCATCTAAGTCAACAAACTCTCCAGGATTTACTTGAACTTCTCCACCTGAAACTCTGCCTCTTAACTTAAAGCCACCTTGCATATTGCTGAACGCAGCAGAGTCTAAGAGAGCGCGCAAAGATCCAGTTGCTGCTTTTCCCAAGCCACCGATCAAGTGGTAAAGGCCGAATCCATAAAAACCTAATCCAGGAAGGAACTTGTAAGAAACAAACCAATCCCTGCGCTTCTTCGCATCGTCATCTTCACGCCAGTTTCTGCGTATGCTTACAACAGTCTCATTATCATAATCAACTGTTACAACATAAGGGATAGCAACTGCATTATCATCTTCGTCATTTTCATCATCTTCGAAATTGCTATAAACATGCATCTCTAACAAAGTCATTACTTCGTCTTGTGATTCGTCCCCATACTGATCTACACCTTCAATCTCACCGATTATATCTCCTGAAGGATCAAGATCTCCTCCTTTGTCATCACTCGGTAAGTAATAGCCCGATTGAACATAACGGTTGTAATCATTTTTAGGAATTCTTATTATGTGAGTGTAACGTGGAGATGTGTAAAGATCTTTGCTCTCTGGCGCAACAACAAAGTCTTCAGCTTTTACGAACTGTGAACATTGCCTGTCCATATTGCTGTCCCACCAAACCTTTTTAAATGTCTGGCCAACTAACGGTAAGTGGAAAAGCATCTGATCGAGATCAGGGAAATACTCAGGCATCTCCTGCGTGATCTGATAATTCATGTATTCACGAACTCTGCGAGCTTGCTCTTCAAGCTCTTCACTTGGGTCGCCAACGATGACAGTCTTGACTGGGCCACCACTAGGATATAGCTCTGAAATTGCTTTAGCATTGAACTGGGTTGCAGCTTCTGCGATCATTGGATGGACTACGATGCTCAGGCCACGAGTTGCACGCTCATCTTCGCTTTCTTCCATCCCACCGTCTGGGTCTAATGTCTTTAAGCCTTTTTTGTAACGCTCTTCCCATTCTGATCTAGCTTCACGATCATTATTATAATATGTAATAAGTTCTGAAGCTGAATTATTGAGCTCTTTGTCAGACATGTCTTCTGCCAAGTTGGCATCAAAATTACTGTCTGATTCCTCAATTCTATCTAGCTCTGGATCTCCTATAAGAACATCATCACCAATCTCCTCAACCTGCAAATCATCCGCAGGAGATGTCTCTGCGAAAGGAGCTAACGGTTGTTCAATCGCAACTGGTTCTCTAGCCATACAGTGTTATCCTTTTTCTTTCCTCATAATCATCTTCTTCAAAATCATTCGAGTGTGTAACAAACCAGCCTTTGCGGAGCCTTAACCATGCTTGTGTACATGTGTCAACAATGTCGTCATTGTCGGTCGCAGGGAAGGCTGCACAGATATCTATTAAATTCTTAGCCCAGATTTTGTCTTTTGGAAAGTAAATTCGTCCATCCTCTAATAATGCCGAGCTTGCATGAGCACGAGCTTGCTTGTCTCGATCAGGCATATACTCAAGAACTGGCACCCCTGCCATGCGTAAATCTTGCAACAAAGATTGGCCAGATGCTTTTTTCTCGATCAATACTGCGTCAGGCTCCCAATCATTATATGCTTCTTGAGCGAGCTTTCTGAGCTCTGGGTAGCTGACACGATCATACCACATCTCCAGAACCATTGCATTTATCTGACCATTCATCCTGAACACGCCCCAAGTTGTCCGAGCAGAATAAGATGATTTTTCTTTAGTGCTAAATGCTGTGTCCCAGCTTTGCAAAACATATTCGATGTCTGGGAGATCAGTATTGTCCCATGGCACCCACCACTCAGCTTTTAAAATACCACCACCTTTGGGCATTGGTCGCTGTTGTAGTTGCCCTGCTGAAGCATAACTGCCGAGCGACCTTTCAAGAGTTGTTAAAGTTTTCTCATCAATCCTTTCTGGCCAAAGCAATTCACCTTCTTTTGTTCTTGGGTCTGTGAAATTTAGGGTTGAGCGCATCGGTGTTGGGTGTCCGATTTCATATCTTGCAGGCAACATAAGATGATCCCATTCGTCACCAAGCTCATTGGCCAAAATATGCCCAGTCAAGTCTTGCTCATGCAACCTTTGCATAATGATAACGAATGCACCAGTCTTTGGGTTGTTCAATCGAGTCTGCATAGATTGATCCCACCACTCAAGAACACCTTCACGAACTGCGGCACTGTCAGCTTCGATTGAGTTATGCGGATCATCAATCACGACAATATCACCACCATCACCTGTCAAAGCACCTCCGACAGAGGTTGCGATACGATAACCTGTTTTATCATTCTCAAATCTTTGCTTTTGGTTCTGGTCACCTGTCAGCTTAAAAGTTTCCCCAAAAAGGTTCTGATACCAATTACTGTCAATCAGTCTCCGACACTTTACCGAATCTCTAATGGAAAGAGAGCCTGCATAAGATGCATACAAGAATTGTTTTGATGGCTGTATGGTCCAAGTCCAAGCAGGCAAAGCAACAGCAACCGAGATGGATTTCATGTGCCTTGGAGGGACATTTATTATCAGACGCTTTATATCTCCTTCAACAACTGCCTGCAGATGTTCTGATATTGCGTCTATGTGCCAGTTGTCTTGAAAGTCTCGTCCTGGTTCAATCGCTTGCCAAGAGCTCTTGGTAAACTCCTTCAGCGATCTCCTCATCTTCTCCGCTCGGACTTCCTTCAATGACAGCGTGCTCAAGAACTCGTTCAATTGTGGTGAGGTCATTATCGGTCAATCTGCTTATATCAAGCACCTTTCTTTCTTCGATTTGTGCTGTTATTTCAACAGCTTTTAGATCAGGGATGCATTTACCTAATAAAGTTTTCGCAGCCATAACTCTCAGTTCAGGGTCAGCCCCAACCTTACCAATATTTTCTACTGCGCCATCTTGATCTTGAGTGTAAACGGAGAACATCTCTTTGCCTTGCATAACCGAGGCAAGGAATCCAACAGGATCAGCCTGTCCCATTATCCAATTGATTGTGGCTGGATGGTTCCACTTCTTGTATCTTGCTTGACGAGGCTGCGGAGGCTTTTGATTCTTTAGTGGCTCGACAGATTTGAACTTTCCATCCCACTTCTCTGGTTCTACTTTTCGTCCACTATTGACTGGCCTTTGGACTTGAACCTTTTTACCTTTTCCTGACACCAGATTATCTCCTTCCAAACCTTTGTTTGCAGTGGTCAACTGAAAATTAATTGTAATATGTTTTTAAACAAAAAGAAAGCCCACTTTTTACAGCGAGCTTTAGTTGAGCGAGAGTGATCAAAACAATAGGCTCCTCTGGTCAATTAGTAAAGTTTATAATCTCAGAGAGCTTAATGCAAGAGTTGTATTGTGTCCAGAGCTCTTCATCCCATGTTTTACAACCCATCATTATATTTATAATGATAAACATAATTACAGAAGATGCAATGAGAATGCAAAGCGTTAACAAAACGGAATTGAGGATTGTTTTTATCACTTCAACCTCCTGCGCAACTCATCAGAGTAAGTCATTCTCTGGTCGGAGTAATAGTTCTCCTTCTCAGGGTTCCAGCCTTGCATTGCTGATTGAGCTTCACGACAATCTTTGATGATAAAATTCAGCTCAGAGATTGTGCATTTCTTTGCAATGCTTTCCCAATTCTTGAACTGTTCAGCTGTCGCGCCACTCATTGGTTGTCATCCATAAAATCTGAATGATCATAAATGTCTGGGGAGCCGAGGAAGCCTCTCCGATCAACTTTACGGAGACCTGCACTTGTCGCACCATGAACCATCAACCAGTGTTTTAGGAGAGCGAGGACATGAATTAGACCAACAGCATCTATCTCTTGGAACCTCTTTGGGTTCTCGATGTTAGAGTTGAGCTCAACATGAATAACATATTGATGCCTTGCGATAGAGTTAAAATCAGCAATCTCGTCGTCACCTGCAAGCCTTTTGTAACGCTCATATGCAGCAACGTCTGAGGTAAGCCATTCGATAGAGTGTGCCATTTAAGTTCCTTTCTAAAAGAGTTGGCAGGGGAGCCGAAGCTCCCCGATGATTATTTAACCTTGATGAGTGTTCGCTGGTGTAAACACTGGATGTTGTAGCCGCCAGCTAAAATTGTTGTAATTGTTACGATGTGACCTGCAACATTAAAAGAACCTTCATAACCATCGCTTGAATGGTGTAATGTAAATTCAGGAATTGTTTCAACATCTTTTTTATTCAATGCTGCGATTATTCTTGCATTACGCTTAGAGATTGTTGCCGCAATATTTTTCGCAACATATTCTGTGAGCTGTGCAGGGTTACACCAAGTCATTTCGCTGTACCAACCCTTGCCACCTGCGATGGAGAACAAAAGATCGTAATTGCATCTGCCAGTTACTTGCTCTTTTTGAGCAACTCTTACTGCAACCTGTCGAGCTAATGCCCATTCAGTTTGACGCTTTAGCATCTCTGCATCTAGCTCTGTGAAGGCTTTGTTGATTTGATCTAGCATTTTAATTCCTTTCTCAGCTTATAAGGTATTCTATCTTTTCTCACCAAAGAAGTAAACATTTTTCTTTCCATTTAATAACAATCACTTACCAAGGTAATAGAATATAATTACCAGTGTGTGGTTTCGGTTACCACAATTTTCAGTGTTAGGTAACGCTGGCAGGCAACTGTAATTTATAAGAAAATTGCCTTTCGTTACCGACATTACCACAAAAACAGAAATTTTAAGAAAATATTTTTCACCTCAAATTTCTCCTCTATATAACTTTTTAATAATTCAAGCACGTCCCCCCATAAAGACAAAAGTCTGGTAACTCTGGTTCTCTGGTTACGTTTTTGTTTTTAAACAAAAAGTTCGGTAACGGCAGAAAGTTCTTTACTTTTAGAAATCTAAAAATTAAACTTAAATTCTAATATTGAGAAAGGAATTGCGATGCGTTGTATAGATTGCGAAGAAAAAACAACTCGAGTTTATAGCTCCAATGTAAATAATGAAGGTGTCAGTTGCCGCCACAGAGCTTGTGTAGTCTGCGGTGCTAGATTTAAAACTGAAGAAGTTGTTATGAAAAGGCTTGGCAACACGAAAAAAGATTTCGAGGCAGAGAAATCATTAAGCGCAAAGATAAATGGCAACTTGCCAATTGATAAAATTAAATACAACAAAATGTTAGAACCAGTGCCAATATTGGACAAGGATATAGATCTGTAAAATAAAACTTTTAATTTGTTTCAAAATAAGTTAAAGTCGATTTTACGTTGAGAAAGGATAATGAATGTCAAAAGTTTATGTAGTGACAAGACCACGGGAAAATAAGTTTGGTTGGACTCCAGATTTAACTGATGCGACTCGTTATGGTTCGCTTGAAGTAATATTTGAGCCTAATGAAAAACCACAGTTTTTGCCTAGTCCATCAATCCAAAAAGCTCGCAAAGTTATGAAAGACTTCTCCACAGAAGATTACTTGCTGTGGCCAGGAGGTGGTGACCCCATTGCTGTGATGATCGCTTGTATGATCGCATCTGAAATGTCACCAGTAGTGCGTGTCCTGAGATGGGAACGCAATATGGAAGAAGGAGACCGCGACAGGCGCAAAGGTTGGTACATGCCTGTTGCACTAGAAATGAGAAAGGAACTAAATTAATATGACTATAAATCTGCTTGAGGACGTGGCACCTGCGTCAAACTCAATAGGTGCAGTGGCTGATATGGCCCAGCAAATGTTTGATCTTGAAGTCGAGATTAATAATTTGTCTGAGTTGTTAAAGCAAAAAAAGCAGAACCTGACGAAGTTGGCCGAACAGGACTTGCCTGACTTAATGCAAGAACTGAATGTCAAAGACTTTACTCTTAACAATGGCGCTAAGATTGAAGTCCAAGATATAACTTCTGGTTCTATTCCATCTGCTTCTGCTATTATGAGAGCAAGAGGAGATGAAAAGTCTGAATTGGAAGTTCGTCAAAGACAATGTTTTGATTGGTTAAGAGCGAATAATGCTGGTGACTTGATTAAAAGCAATGTTGAGGTTCAGTTCGGAAGAGATGAAGATAAAGCATGCAATGACTTTGCGAATGAGTTGCGTGAACGAAATCTCTTTTACAAACGTGCAGTCGGTGTCCACCATGGTTCATTAAACTCTTTCTTGAAAGAGCGATTGACTGATGGTAAGGATGTTCCCCATGATCTGTTTAAATTATTCACAGGTCGTAAAGCCAAAATCACAGGAGGATACAATGGCTAAAAATGAAGTAGAAGTAAAACAAGAGAGCAATGTAATTGCATTTGATGCGTCCATTCTTTTAGAAGACGCAGGCACAGCAAGCGAGAACATGACAGCAGACGATATGCTGATCCCTCGTCTTAAAATATTACAGGCTCAATCACCCCAAGCTCTTAAATCTGATGGCGCATATATCAAAGGTGCCGAGGCTGGACAGATCTTCGACAATGTAACAGGTGAGCTGGTTGATGGCGAGACAGGAATGACTGTTGTTCCTGTTAGCTATCGCAAAACTTATCTTGAGTGGACTGATGATCGTAAATTGGTCAAAGACCATGGCTTGCAGCCTGACAACTTAGAGACTTGTGTCCAGGATGAAAAAGGAAAGCTCCGCACTCCAGATGGAAATACAATGTCTTTGACAGCAGAATATTTTATTTATGTTGTTGCGGAAGACGGGAGCTTCTCTCCTGCGATTATCTCAATGAGCTCATCAGGCATTAAAAAAGCCAAGCGATGGAACTCAATGATAAATCGCTTGCAAATCCCTCATCCTTCAGGCAAAGGGAACAACACTATTAATCCTGCGATGTTCTGGACAGCTTACACTCTCACAACAACCCCAGAACAAAATGATATGGGCTCATGGTTCAACTGGGAAATCGAGATGAAGTTCGATGCGCAGTCTGGTGGCATCATTCAAAATCTAGATCAAGGTCAGAGCATTTACCTTGAAGCAAGAGAGTTCCGCAAGAACATCCAAAATGGAGAAGTGAAAGTCCAGCCTGATGCTTCATCCTCGGATGAAATTCCTTTCTAATGACGTTGTGATGTAGCCACCCTACATTGCATTGTTTAGGGGAACAGCACATGTCCCAATGTTCGCTGTTCCCCGACTAATCAGAAAGGAAGAGGCATGGAAGTCAAAAGATTTATGAAACTTTTCAGAGGCTTCGAGCTTGCTCATGGAGAGTATCGTGTAAATAAAAAAGAAGCAGATGGGAAAATGTCTGGCCGTGCAATCACAGTTAGTGAGCCTGCAACTGAAAATAATTTCAAAGAACATTTAAACGGTGGCGAATATATTTTAGGTGTCATCCCTTTATTGCAAGACAACAGCTGTCACTTTGGTGTTATTGATATAGACATTCGTGGTGAGGTTAAATTAAATGAAACTCTTGAAAGTCTCGAGAAAAAAATTCGTGACACTCCTTTGGTGTTATGCCGTTCTAAGTCTGGTGGGGCTCATTTGTATCTTTTTTGCAACCCTGCCATTCCTGCTATTGATATGGTTGCAAAGCTAAATGAGTTTGCAGCTTTACTAGGCTATGGTGGGTCGGAAGTTTTCCCAAAGCAAATATCTAGAGCGAATGAAAGAGACCGAGGCAACTGGATAAATCTATGTTATTGGGATGGTGATAAAACTGAGCGCCATGCAATTCACAAAGGCAAGAAATTAAACTTAGAAGAGTTCATAGAACTAGCTGAAAATAAAATTACGACATTTGAAAAGTTAGAAGGATTCAAGCCAGACCTTGTTGATCATTTCAGCGATGGGCCTCCTTGCCTGCAACACATCATGACAATGGGCTTCCCAGAAGGTGGAAGAAACATTTCTTTGTTCAATGTTGGTGTTTATTATCGCAAGAAAAATCCAGATGATTGGCAAGAAGATTTAATGAAGTTCAACTATGAACATCTGCCAGAACCTTTACCAATGGGTGAAGTCAATGGCTTAGTTAAGTCAGTCAGCAAAAAAGAATATGCCTACACTTGCAAACAAAGTCCAATATGCAACTATTGTGAAAAGTCTAAATGCATGAAGCGAGACTATGGTGTTGGCAGGGTTGGTGGTGGCCTATCAATTGAAGTCGATGCAATAACAAAATATGAAACTGAGAACAGACAGTCAGTGCGTTGGTATATCGAAATGCAAGGTGAGCGAATAGAAGTCACAACACCTCAGCTTCTTGATCAAAGACAGTTGCAAAAGATTTGCGTTGAGAAATTAAACAAGTGCCCAAGCACAATGCCATCTCAAGCATGGGAACAAAGAATAAATCAGCTTTTAGAAAATGTAGAGGTGATAGTAGATCCAGACGATGCTTCTCCACAAGGCCAGTTTGAGAAAATGTTAGACAGCTTCTTGACAGGAAAAGTCCAAGCTCGTCAGAAGGACGAGATAATGAATGGCAAGCCATGGCACGACTCAGATGAGGGAAAAGTTTACTTCAGGTCAGAAGACCTATTTATTTATCTAGAGGCAAGACGTTTCAGATATACAACCCAACACCAAGTTTGGTCTTGGCTTAGAGCAACTGGTGGAGACCGCAAGACATTTAGAATTAAATCTAAGCCTGTTAAAGTTTGGTCAGTGCCAGAGCCAGAATTTTTTGATGACGAGGATCAGCTTGATATGCCGAGCGCAATAACAGAGGAATTTTAAATGTTGCCATATTATAAACAAACTGTTCTTTGCGACTGGTGCGGAGAATATACCCATGGAAGAATATTTGAAAAAGATATAC